TTCAGAGTAGTTACAGGATACAAGAATGTAAGCGAATTAAAGGCAAAACTAAAGGAATACGGAGCGGTATTCGCTAAGGCGGAAGAAGTTATTAAGTTACCGGAAAAGAAGTTTATAAAGGAATATTCGACTGTTTCATCAGACTACAAAAAGTTTATGAAAGACCGAGTAATTAAGATAGATGATAAGGAATTGACAGGCGACAGTACATTGTCAAAAAGACTGTATGCAAGAATGTTATGCAGTGCATATAGCAAAGACAAAATATCAAGATTGATTGATTTAGTTAATTCTACATCTGACAGGGTTATTATATTCTATAATTTCAATACCGAACTTGAAGCATTAAGAAAAGGGCTGTTTGATAGACCGATAAGCATAGTAAACGGACAAGTTAAGGACCTAAAGGCATACGAAAATAACGATAATTCAGTTACATTGATACAATATCAAGCCGGAGCTATGGGATTAAATTTGCAAAAGGCGAACAGAATTATATATTTTTCTCTGCCGGAACGTTCGGAACTGTTTGAGCAATCAAAAGCGAGGATAAAACAATGCTATTATCACATAATGATGTGCCATAAGAGCGTGGAAGAAAAGATATATGAGTGTCTGTTAATGCGAAAAGATTATACAGACGAATTATTCAGAAAGGAATTTGGCTGATGGCAGAGGAAAAGAATTTTGAAAATCGAGTTAAGCAATGGCTTAGAAGTAAAGGCTGTTATGTGGTTAAATATTATGGTTGCGGAGGTACAAGAGCGGGCGTTCCTGATTTGATTGTATGTGCTAACGGTAGATTTATCGGTATTGAAATCAAGGCTGAACACGGTAAGCTTGCACCGCTACAACGTAGTCATTTAGATAAAATATTAACTTCCGGCGGTGCGGTAGCAGTGATTAGACCGTCAGAATTTGACGGGTTTAAGAAATTCATTGAGGAAGTGTTGAGAGATGATTGATAAAGCTACAAGAAATAAGCTGAAAGCTAAGGCAAACGAATTGTCGGATATATGTGTAACAGACGGTGAAAAGTTTGCAAAATGCTATGATGATATGTATAACAGTGGTGAATTTAATTGCGGGGAATGTTTCATCATAGCACGATTAGCTGATTTATATACTGCAATAAAACAGGGCATTATTGATAAAACTGACGGTGCTAAACAACAAAGTGAAATATTTAAAATCATTGAATTGGAGGAGTAGAACAATGACTGATATAAATTCTTTAAACACGCAAGAATTGGTTTACAATATCAATCATCAAAAGGCAGAGATTGAGAGATACAAAGGTGTCATAAAGCTACTTGAAGATGATGTAGCAAGTGCAAAAAAGAAACGGAAGTAACGGAAATGTTGCTTGAAGAAAAAAATAAAGACATATCCACTTTGATTTTTAAAGAACGTTCAAATGCAATAATAGAATTTGCGGAAATGCTCAAAGATGGCTTTAATACTGACGGCGGTACGTTTGAGTGCTCAGAAATTGAGGACAATATCGACGACCTTGTAAAAGAAATGACGGAGGTAGAAGAATGAGATACAAAACAAAACCGTGTGAAATTGAGGCGGTACAATGGACAGGCGAAAATTTAACAGAGATTTTACGATTTGCAAATACACAGAATATTGATATTACAAGCGGAGTACTGATAATAAAAACCTTAGAGGGCGATATGGTAGCAAGCACAGGTGACTACATCATCAGAGGACTACGAGGGGAATATTACCCGTGTAAGCCTGATGTGTTCCGCGCGAAGTACGAGCCGTGCGAATAAGAGGTGACGATATGAGAACTGAACAATTTGAAGAAGTTATAAATAACCGCAAAGAAACGCAAGAAAATGCGGCAGAGATTGAAACAGGTAGAACGATGCAAGGAAGAATCAGCATTGGTTGAAAATTTCAAAAAAGTAGCTGAAAAGCATGGTGTCAAGAAATTTAATACTAAAAAGGCACTGCAAGCCTATAAAGTTGTCTAAGTTGAGGCAACCAAAGAGGCGATTGTTAATTCTGTTGTGTTCGTTGTGTGGTATTTACATACAAAGTACGGTTGGAATCAAAAACGATTGGTGCGGTACATAACATATGCGCATAATTATTTACAACACATCGGCAACGAAACACGAACGGTTATGCAACTGACTGATGAAATAAAAACAGAATGTAATTTTGATTATCAATCATTAATGGCAGATTTTAAACCGTTGGAACTGAAAACACGAAACGTTGACGAAGACGGTATGAAGATGATTATATACAAAATGCAAACGTTATTACCTGTAACACTATATCCGTTGTATATGCAGTTTGGTTGGCGTAAAAAACGTATGGCGGACATCGGACAAACTGCAAAATTTGTATTAATGGATATGATGAACGGCAGAATAAAAATAATTAAAGATACAATCCGCAATGATTGTAAAATGGTATTTTATTCAGACGGACGTATTGAATATTTAGACAGGGGGAATTAATTTGACAAAGGAAGAGCTAAAACAGTATCGCAGTATTGTAGCGGAATTAAACGAGGTAAATGACAGAATAAACAGTAGTACAGTACACGGAACTGTCACAGGCTCTGACAGTGAGTTCCCGTACGTTAAACACTGTATTTCTGTATCGGGCGTTGAGCCAACGCGAAAGAACGAGAATGATATTATATTACGTCAACGATTGGAATGGCAGAAAAACAAGATTGAATTGTTTGTTGCCGGTATATCAGACAGTGAAACACGTCGCATATTCCGATACAGGTACATAGACGGAACGGTAATGCCGTCGTGGCAGTGGATAGCGTTCAAAATGGGGGGTGGCAATTCGGCTGATGCAGTGAGAAAACGTGTCAATAGATTTTTGAAAAAAAAATTAAACTTGTCCGTTTTGTCCGTTTTTCCTATGGTATAATTTATAATGCGAAAAGAATGAGCAAACAAAAAATAATGCAAAACATATATACAGTGCAATATTTTGTGTTCTATATCTTACCGCTCGTTATTTTCGTAAAAAAAGGTAGTGTATCATCGTGAGATGATGGGTGAATATCTCGTGTAATTGGTGGGAATGGAGATATTAAAAAATTATCAAAAAAATGTTTGAAGTTGTAATATTATGGGTATATATCATACGAGGTGATGATATATGTCAAAAAAAGAAGAAGGAAATTTGATAAAAGATATAACCGAAGATGATGAAGAAACTAATCTTTTTAGAGCCGAAATGATGAATATTTATAAGAACAAGACCGAAGAAGAACTTTTGAATGAAAAGTATAGGCTAGAAATAAAAATGTATGAAAATGAGCATAAAAATCCTTTTGACTCGACAGATAGATTGAAATATGCCGTAGATATGGTAAACTCAATCTTAATTCTAGTTTTTTCGGTAATATCAATATTGGTAACTACGAAGAATGTGGTATTAAATGGCAGTGTGACGGATATGATTTTTATGATAGGATTTTTGTATTTAGTTTATATTATTGTTATAATTTGCTATTTTAGAGATTCAAAAGCAAAAGATAAAAATTTACGCAAATGTAAACAATGTAAAATAGCTTTAATGTGCATAGACGATATACTTAATGAGCGGCAATTTCAAACGGTAGAATGTAATGATAAAGTTAAAAGATATTACATAGAAGTGAGAGATAGAAAATAGAAATTCAAAACACACCTAATCGGGTGTGTTTTTCTTATGGGATAAAACAGGAGGTGATAAGAGTGACTGAAAAGCAAAAATTGTTTTGTGAGGAATATTTGATTGATTTGAATGCAACGCAAGCGGCGTTAAGAGCAGGATATTCGGAAAAGACGGCGTATTCGATTGGGAATGAGAACTTGAAGAAACCTGAAATTCAGGAATACATACAAAAACGGTTGAAAGAGAAAGAGGACGCTCTTATCGCCAAGCAGGACGAGGTCTTAAAAACGCTTACGGCTATTATGCGACGTGAGAAACCCGAAACGGTTGTAGTGACGTGTAAAGCACGAAAATCATACTACGATGATAACGGCAAGAAAGTCACTGACGAGGCAGAGCAACCGATATGTGTTGAAATACCGACAAAGGTGTCGGACGTAAACAAAGCGGCGGAAATGTTGGGTAAATACTACGCATTGTTTACCGACAAATTAAACGTTGACGGTGATATGGACTACAGCATTAAAATTGATTACGGTGGTGAGGACGAATGAACAACATAACAGTACCGTTCAATCCGATATTCAAACCTGTACATCAGTGCAAGAAAAGATACGTCGTTATGAAAGGCAGTGCGGGAAGTGGTAAGAGCGTCGATACTGCACAGTTATACATACTCCGTTTAATGCGTGACAAGGGACGTAATCTTGTATGTGTGCGAAAGTCCGATATAACAAACCGTGACAGTACATTTGCCGAGTTGGAAAGTGCCATAAACCGTATGGGCGTAGGCAGAGCGTGGCGAGTTACGCAAAGTCCGTTGTCGTTCACCTGTATAAACGGCAACAAGATTATATTTCGTGGTGTAAACGATAACAAGCAACGTGAAAAACTGAAATCAATCACATTTGCAAACGGTAAGTTGACCGACGTATGGATTGAAGAGGCTACGGAGCTTGTGCAACAGGATTTTGAAATTATAGATGACCGTTTGAGAGGTGAACTCCCCGACGGTCTTTTTTATCAGATAAAATTGACATTTAACCCTGTATCGTCAAGTCACTGGATAAAGAAAGTGTTTTTCGACATACAGGACGATAACGTCTTAACGCACCAAAGCACATATTTAACAAACCGATTTTGTGACGAGGCATACAGACAACGTATGCTACGTCGTAAAGAGGTTGACCCCGAGGGGTACAGAATTTACGGTTTAGGCGAATGGGGCGAAACAGGCGGATTGATATTCTCAAATTATCGTGTTGAAGAATTCGATACAGACGCAAGCCGTTTTGACGCTATGGCAATAGGACAGGACTTCGGATTTAATCACGCAAACGCCATATTAACGTTAGGTTATAAGGACGGCGATATTTACGTTTGCAATGAACTGTATGTACACGAAATGGACACGACAGAGATTATCCAAAAAGCTGACGGGAAGTTCAGTAAAAGTCTTGCAATGTGGTGTGACAGTGCAGAGCCGGACCGTATCAAGATGTGGCGAAAGGCAGGCTATCGCGCAAGGGCAGTTGTTAAAAATCCGAACAGTATACAATCGCAAATAGATTGGCTGAAAGGCAGGAAGATACACATACACCCGTCATGCGTGAATGTGATAAAAGAGATACAACAATGGCGATGGCGAGTAGATGAAAAGACAGGCGAATATATGGACGAGCCTGTTAATGTATTTGATGATGCAATGGCGGCACTGCGTTACGGTGTCGAGAGCTGGCGAAAGGATAAAAAGGCTAAAATATATTCACGAGAGGAGTACGGAATATGATAATTGATGAAGATATAGTCGCAGGCGGTGTGACTCCGTTTATCATAACGAAATTGATTGAACGGCACGAGCGAGAGCGACAGAGATACCGATTGTTACACGATTACTATATGGGCGACCACCGTATTTTAAACCGCAGAAAAAGGGGCAAAAACGTGGCAAACAACCGCATAATGTGTAATCACGCAAAGTACATAACGGATATGACACAGAGTTATCTTGTCGGCAATCCTGTAACATACGCAGTATCGGACGAATACGATATTGAGGCAATCAAAAACGAATATTTGGAACAGGATATGCCGAGTGTGGACAGTGAAATCGTAAAGAATATGAGCATTTACGGCAAAGCATATGAACTGATTTATGCAGACGAAAAAAGCAAGCCGAGAAGTGTGCGATTGGACCCGGAGCATACATTTGTATGTTACTCACAGTCGGCATTTGAAAAGCCGTTGTTTGCGGTGTATTACTACAAGAAATACGACCTTGACGGCTACTGCACAGGCAGTATTTGTCGTGTGTATGATGAGTCATTTATATATACATACACAGGTCTTGACAGCTATACGGCATTGTCATTGCAAAATGTTGAACCGCATTACTTTTTTGATGTACCTATTATCGAATACAGAAATAATACGGAAATGCAGGGCGATTTTGAACAGCTTATAACACAGATTGACGCATACAATGTGTTGATGTCAGACCGAATAAACGACAAGGAACAATTCGTTAATTCGCTGTTGTTTTTGTGTAATTGCGACCTTGACACCGAACAGGCAAAAAAATTATTGGTAGAACGTATCTTAATGGGTGACGGTGACGCAAAGGCGGAGTATCTGTCAAAGGTGCTGAACGAGGCTGATACAAAGGTGTTGCGTGACGACATCAAGGACGATATACACCGTTTGTCACACGTTCCCGACCTGTCGGACGAAAGTTTCGGCAACAACTTGTCGGGTGTGGCAATAAAGTACAAGCTGTTGGGATTTGAACAGCACGTCAAGAACAAAGAACGTAATTTTGCTAAGACGTTGAGAAAACGTTTGGAGATTTACAACAATTTCTTAGTGACATTAAACGCAATGAAAGAAGTGCCGTCGCACAGAGTTGATATAGGATTTACATATAACTTGCCTGCAAACGAACTTGAAATAGCACAGATGATTAATTACCTCAAAGGTCTTGCGTCTGACGAAACACTTTTAGAGCGTCTGCCGTTTATAACAGACGCAAAGGAAGAAGTTGAAATCGCACGCAGAGAGCAAGCGGAAAAGTCCGCCGAGGATATACGTATCGCTGAAAGTTCGGCAAGGAAAGTAAACTACAATGAAGAGTAAGGCATATTGGGTAAAACGTGCCGTTGAAGTCGAAACATATTTACAATCGCAAGCGGACAGTGTTAAGGACGGTGTAATTAAGGCATATGAGCGAGCAATCAAGAATGTAAACAATGACATTGAGAAAACGTTTAAAGCCTATATTTCAACCGATATACCCGAAAAAGAGGCACGCCGATTAATGAGCATAGCCGACAGCGATAAGCAGTACGAAGAACTGCTTGAACTGTACGACGAAACAGACGACAAGACGGTCAAAAAAGAAATTCTAAACCGCATAAATGCACAGGCATACGGTGCGAGAATTAGCCGATTAGAGGGACTGAAACGTAATGTATATATTTACTTTAGGCACGTTGCAAACGAGGCTATAAAGGAGCAAAAGAAACTGTATGACAGTGCGGTAAAGACGGCGTATTATACGAATATTTTTGATACCGCACAAGGTTTAAACTGCGGTATTGATTTTTCACTTGTACCGCAAAAGGCGGTTAATAAAGTGTTAAGTGAGCCGTGGCACGGTCACAACTACAGCGAGAGAGTGTGGATACATAACGACAGATTTATACAGGCAGTCGGACAGACGATTGAGGACGGTATAATCAGCGGTCACAGTGTAAGCCGTATGACCGATAAGCTGATTGATTACGTCAAAGATACTGCACCGGGTGGAATACGAACATCAGCCGAAACACTTGTGCGAAGTGAAACGGCGCATTTTATGAACCAAGGTCAAAAGATGGCGTATGAGGAAATCGGTATAAAACAGTATCGTTTTGTTGCGGCACTGTCTGAATTGACGTGTGACAGGTGCGGAAGTCTTGACGGTAGCGTGTTTGATACCGACAAAGCCGTTGAGGGCGAAAACTTCCCACCGATACACCCACGTTGTCGGTGCGTTACGATTATGGCAGACGTGAATTTAACAAGCCGTATCGCCCGTGACCCACTGACGAGCGAAAATTACAAGGTTGACGGAAGTATGACGTTTGATGAATGGAAAAACAGTTTGTCGGACGAGCAAAGAAATTCGTTAAAATATGTTGCAAATAGTGAAAAACGTGGTATAATAAAGGTAGATAAAGATACATTGAAAGTATCTACGGGCGGAAGAAGAAACGAGAAAAATCTTTCACAGGAACAAATAGACAGCATTAAAGATTATGCGGTTTCTTTGGGTATGCCAAGAGAACGTATTTATTATGTTGATTATGATTGTACAGCATATGGCTCTTTAGCGGACGTTTTACGAATTGGAACTGATGTATATCCGTCAGAGAAAAAGCAATCCAATCCAAACAGTAATGTTTCTATGAAAGGTGCCATAGCTCACGAAATAATCGGACACCGTGCGGCATTTTTGAACGGAAAGACGCAAAGTGATGATATTTTAGAAGAAGTGCAGGCGAGTTTGAGGGCGGCAATATTAACACCCAATTTATCAAACAGCGAAAGAATGGTACTCGCAAGGGACGGGGTATATAGATTACATAAAACGGGTAAAAAATTAAAAGACGTACGAAATTTATTGTATTTGGAGTGATAGTTATGTGTGAAATAATAAATGTTCAAAAAATAAACAATCAATTTATTGTGGATTGCACTCCGTGCAAGGAAGATTTTACGAATGCGAAACTATTGCAAATCATCAATAAGCATAAGCAAGTATATACGACAAAAGAGTTTAAAGTTGAAAAAACAAGAGGGTGCTTTTCAAAAGGTGGCTCACCGTGGATTGTACTACAAAATATTCCTGATGATTTTGTGGATAAAGGCAATGAGATAATTTTCAGATAAAAATAACTAAATATACGCAAAAGCACGTTTTCGGACGTGCTTTTTTGATATTCAAATTTATTGAAAGGCGGTGATAGTGTGAGAGTAGGCACAACATACACATAGAAGAAAGGAATGGTGATCCGATTATCTCCCTGTTAGACGTGGGGTTATACGTCTTATTTTTATACAATTTTTTTCAGAAAGGAATGATTTGAATGGCAGATACAGCAGAGCAAACAGAAAATCAAGAGCAAGAGCAGGCCACAGAGCAGAAGCCTTCCGAGCAAAAAAGCGACGACAATCAAAAGGCGATTGACGAAGCATTAGCAGCGGCAAAAGCGGAGTGGGAAAAGGACCTTGAACAAAAGCTAAAGGACGCTGAAAACGAGGGCGCGAGAAAAGCCAAGTTGACAAACGAGCAAAGAAAAAAAGAGGACGACGACAAGGAACGAGAAGAATTTGAAAAAGCAAAGGCAGAGTTTGAACGTGAAAAAATCGTTGCATATGCCGAAACGGAACTTGCCAAAGTCGGATTGTCTGCCGAGATTGCAAAGTACATCATAGCAGAGGATAAGGATAGCACAAAGGCGGTTATTGACAAGATAAAAGAAAGCTATGACAAAGATGTACAAGCAGGTGTTACCGAGCGTTTAAAGGGCAAAACACCGGATTTAAACGGTGGCAGTGGCGGTCACAACACAGGCAGTTTTATGGACATAATCAGAGAAAATCAGAGATAAGGAGTGAAATAAATGGGTTATTTGAAAAATGAATTGACAGGCTTTGTACCTGTCGAACAAGCAACAGACATCATCAAAATGGTGACAAGGGGTTCAAGTGTTTTAAGAATGGCGAAAGTCGAGGAAATGAAACACGAGAAAAAGAAGTTTAACGTACTTACAGACGGTCCGGGTGCTTACTGGGTCGGTGAGGGTGAAAGAATTAAGACAAGCGGTGCTACTTGGATTCACCCTGAAATCGAGGCGAAGAAGTTAGCCGTTATTATTCCGGTAACAAAGGAAAAATTGGAAGATACGACTATCAGCGTATTTGAGGAACTAAAGCCGGAAATCGCAGAGGCATTTTACAGAGCGATTGACGCGGCGTGCATTTTCGGTACAAATTCACCGTTCAAGACAAACATTATGAACGCTATCGACAGTAAGCATATGGTTGTTACGGACAACGCAAATATTGATATTGCTATGTCTGACGCAATGTCGATGATTGAAGAAAACGGCTATGACCCGTCGGGATTTATCGGTCGTATCGGTGTTAAGAATATGCTGAGAAAATTGCGTGACGCAAACGGCGCACCTGCATATGTCAACGGTACAACAGGCGGTGAGCTGTACGGTCAGCCTATCGAATTTGTACGTAACGGTGCGTGGGACAATAAACGTGCCGATATTATCACAGGTAACTTCAAGTATGCCGTTGTCGGTATGCGTGCAGGTATTAATTACGAAATTTTGACCGAGGCTACACTACAAGGCACTCTTGACAGTGACGGTAAACCGCTATCACTTGCCGAGCAAGATATGGTTGCAATCAAGGCTACTATGCGTTTAGGTTTCCTTGTTGTCAAGGACGACGCATTTGCCGCATTTAAGAACGGTGTTCCGGCGATGGGTGAATTGGACGTTGAATCGGTTGCCGGCACAACAGGCAACACTGTTATTACGGTATCGCCAAAGCCTATCGGCGGTCACAAGTTGGTTTACAAGACTGCCGCAAGCACCGCTCCAAGTGTTGCGTATGACGACGATTTGTCGAAGTGGACAGAGTTTAACAACGGTGACGAAATCACTGCGACAAACGGTCACAAGATTACAGTTGCGGAAGTTACCGCAGACGGCAAAGCGAGAAAGTCGGGCAGTGCCGACGTTGTAAGCGGTGAATAATATGGAACAGTTGGGGACACTAAAAATGTTGTTGGGAATAAAGGACGACGAGCAAGACAGCTTGTTGTCCTTTTTGATTGAGGACACGGTTAATATGATTATGGCGTACTGTCATATTGATGTACTGCCACGTCAGCTTGAAAGCCTTGTTCCGAAGATTGCGGCAGATATGTACAGGGCGAAAGGTTACGGGGACAGTAAAAGTCCCGAAATAGTCAAGAGCAGAAGTGAGGGCGAACGTTCCGTCACATATGCCGAAACCGACAATGACAAGATTTTCAGCAACTATTATAAACGCCTTGACCCGTTCCGTAAACGAAAGGGGCGTGTTCCGAGTGACATCAGTATTCAGTGATTTTTACGATAAAACTGTTATAATCACAGAATATGAAATTGACGACTATACAGGTAAAACCGAAAAGACTGTATTGTCCGAAATTAAAGCCGATGTACAACCGTACAGCGGTGGCAGAGCAAGAGAGCAATACGGTTTAGATATAGAATGTCAAATGCGTATGTTCTGCGATATGTCAGACGACGTAAAGGTCGGTAACAGGGTTGAATATGACGGCGACATATATGATATAACATATGTGCAGAAATGGGACAGCGGTTTGGTAGCAATGCTCGAAAGGAGTAGGCTGAAATGAATTTTTCAATCGAGGGGATAGACAACGTTGTTGATAAGCTGACACAGTATGCGTCGGGCGATAAAATACAGCGAGGTTTGGCAATGGCGGGCGAAGTCGTAAGAGCGCACGCAGTGGCAAACTGTCCTTTTGCAACAGGACGTTTAAAGGGCAGTATCGTAAGCCAAGTGGACGGTGACAGTGTTGCAATCGGTCCGACTGCCGATTACGGTATTTATGTCGAATTTGGCACAGGCTCAAAGGGCGACAAATCTGTTTCGCATACGTCAAAAAGGCACTGGACGTATTACAGTGGCGGTCGATTTTACACAACGTCGGGGCAAGCACCACAGCCGTTCCTTGTTCCGGCATTAAAGAACAATGTAAGTGAAATAGTAGCTAAGTTTAAGGAGGGTTACGGTGTATGATATTAACCTTGAATTGCGGAATATTTTAAAGCAAATAGACGGTGTAAGTGTATGTTTTGCATATCCCGATAATTTTAATAAATTGCCCGCAATAGCATATTACACGTTGACAGATACGGGGTCAATGTCATATGACAATACGGTCGTTACGAATGATACGACTGTTCAGATTGATATTTACGCCGACTATCCGCAAACGTGTTTTGAATTGTCGGAGAAAGTATATAAATTGCTTACGGATAATGAATATTATCACGAAATGACAATGGACGTACCCAATCCCGACGACAAGAGTATAAAACATAGGACAATGAGATTTACGAAAGTAGTAGAAAGGAATGATTGATTTATGGCAACAGGAAAAGAAGTAAGAGGTAAGGTTATAACGGGTGTAGAACGCTACACATTTTTTGAAGTTGAATCGGATACGGCAGAGGGTATTACATATAAAGAGCCGTGTCACCTAAGAGGTACCGTTGAAATAGCTCCGACAGACGCAGGCGGTAGTGATGTTTTTGACGCAGACAATGGGGCGTATGATGTAGTAAGCTATGTTGAAAAGTTGGGACACGAATTGACAAACGCCGATATTCCGCCTGAAGTCGACGCAATGTGGCGCGGATTGGAATTGAAAAACGGCGTATTAAGTTTCACTGATAATGGTAAGACAGTATATTTCGGTGTAGCGTGGAAAGTAAAAATAAAAGACCCAAACAAGTCGGGATTCAGATATATCAGATATAGAAAAGGCTCATACAGTTTTGGTTCCCACGTTGGAGCAAAGACAGCTCCGTCAAGCGGTGCGCCTGAAAGACAGACGGCAAAAGCAACATTTACAGCTGTTAAGCCTGATTATAACAATGTATACTATGATGTTATTGATGAGTGCGATTTGCCGGAGGGTGTAACAGTAGAGGAACTTGAAGAAAAGTGGTTTACCGATATGAATTGGTATCCTGTGAAGAAAGCACTTTAAGACAAGGCACGCCGAAAGGCGTGCTTTTTTCGTATAGAGAGGAGCGAGTAACAATGCAAAGAGTATTAACATTTGTACACAATAAAAAGAAGTATGTATCAAAACCGTGGTGTTTCGGTGCGGCAACGTTGGTTGAAAAAGAATATATGGACGTTGCAGAGGGTGAAAAAGTAACGGCTACGTCGGTATGTGCAGATGCCGTTGACTATCTGTTTGAGGGTACAGAGGCGACACAAGATATTTTGGACACGGCTGTTTCAGCAAAAATGAGAATGTGTCGTGAAGTTATGAAGTGGTTTATGGACGATTTTACGGGAAAAAACGAGGAAAGCCTGCCGGAGCAGGCAACCGAAAAGGAAGATTAAGCGATTTATATGGGACAATGCTGAAATATCACGGTATATTGCCGAATGATTTGGCAAAACAAGACCCAAGATTATTACTTGCAGTTATAATTGAGGACGAGGAAGAAGAATATACGGGAAATGACCCGTATTTAAAAATGTTTTATGGAATGTAGTGAGGTGATTTGTAGTGGCTGACGCGGCAGAATTAGTAGTAAGAATAAGAGGTGATGCGTCCGACTTAGAGGCGACAATAAGCAGTGTTGAAAATGAATTGTCAAAATTGGAGCAGACGCAAAGCAAAAATAATAATACAAGTACAAAAGGTCTTACGGCATATAAAAAGCAAATGCAAGACGCACAAACCACCTTGCAAACAAGCCGTACGGCATTGACGAATACAAAAAAAGCGTATGAGGATAACGTCAAGTCTGTAAATAAAAATGTTACGGCACTGAAAGCACAGAAAACGGAATTAGATAAACAAATTTCTTTGCGTTCAAATGAAAAACGGTTGCTTACAGAGGCGAACAAAAGTCTTGACAAAAACAGTGTTGCATACAAAGACAATCAAAAGGCATTGAATTGGGTAAATACCGAGATTGAGGCATACACAAAGCAAAGTCAAAGTATATCCGATTCTATTCGTACGCAAGAGGCGGCATTGTCGGGAAGTAAAAAGGCATATACCGACGCACAAGCAACCGTCAAAAAAGCAACAGAGCAATACGAGGAATATGAGAAAGGCTTAAAAGCCGCTGAACGTGCAGATGAGGCGCAGAACCTACAGAATACAGGTAAGCGGTGGAAAGAAGTCGGTGAGGGTATAGATACTGTAACTAAACCGTTACAGTATGCGGCGACTGCACTTGCCGCTGGCGGTGTTGCGAGTGCCAAGTTTGCGATAGATTTTGAGAACAATTTCGCAAATGTAAAGAAAACTGTTGACGGTACACCTGAACAGATTGAAAAGATTAGGCAAGAAATTATAGATATGACGACTGTCGGAATAAACGGACATTCTGCCATTCCTGAAACAACGGCAGAATTAACCGAACTTGCGGCGGCAGGCGGTCAGTTGGGTATAAAAACTGAAAACATATCTAAATTTACTGAAACAATGGCAATGCTCGGCACTGCTACAAATCTGTACGGCGAAGAGGGTGCGGCAACACTTGCAAAGTTCGCAAACGTTACAAAAATGGACCAAGAAAATTTTGACCGTTTGGGAAGTTCAATAGTTGATTTGGGTAACAATTTCGCTACAACAGAATCGGATATAGCTAATATGTCTATGCGTTTAGCTGGTGCAGGTACACAAATCGGATTAAGTCAAGCCGACATATTAGGTATAGCAACCGCATTGTCAAGTGTTGGTATAGAGGCTGAAATGGGTGGTAGTGCGTTCAGTAAGGCTATGATTGCTATGCAAATGGCAACTACAAACGGTTATACGCAGGTTAATGACGTTATGAACAAAACAGGAATGTCATTAAGAGATTTGCAACTACTATCCGCAAACAACAGCAAAGACTTCAAGTCATTGGCTGATGGTTTAGGCTACACAAGCACCGAACTAAATTCAATGATTTCGTCAGGCGTACAATTAGAGAATTTCGCTAAAATCACAGGAAAGACAACAGAAGAATTTAAGAATTTGTTTGATTCATCTCCTGCCGAGGCGATAGACACATTTATCAAAGGTCTACAAAATGCCGACGGTGCAGGTGAAAACGCAATCAGTATGTTGCAGGATATGGGATTTACCGAAGTGCGTTTGCGTGATTCTTTGTTACGTTTGGCAAACAGTGAGGCAGGTATCACCGAGGCGGTAACACGTTCAAATACAGCATGGAACGAAAACATTGCATTGCAGAACGAGTTTAACGCAAAGAATGAAACAACTGCGTCACAGTTGTCAGTTACCAAAAACAATATTGTTGAGGCGGCAAGAAGTATCGGCGAAACAATGTTGCCGTCAATAAAAGATGCAAGCACCACAGTAGCTGATTTTGCAAAAGGATTGTCGCAAATGGACGACGAGCAAAAACGTGCTGTTGTTAATACCGGTGCTACGGTCATTGCTTTAGGTGCATTGTCAAAAGTCGGTGTCGGAGTGATTAAGGGTGCAGGCGATTTTGTTGAGGGATTAGGAGTAATCAGCGATAAATTGCCTATTATAGCAGACGCAACGTCAGCGATAAAAGTATCGACTGCGGGGTTAGGCAGTTCATTTTCTGCATTAGCACCGATATTCGGTGCAGTATTAGCGCCTGCGGCGGTTGTTGCAGGGTATAAGGTTGTTGCCGACCATGTTACAGAGGCTATTGAAAACAACGCAAAATTGGGTCAAAGCTACAAGGAATTATATTCTCAGTGGCAAGACGCAGACAACCAAGTTTCGCATTTGGAAAATCTGCGAAGTGAATACGAAAAACTAAACGAATCAATCAACAGCGGTACATTAAATCCCGAAGAACACGAAAGCGCTAAAAACCGCATAAACGACATTATGCAGGAAATCAAGGAAACCACAAATGATGATACCATAAAATTAATGATTGATACGGGCGAATTTGACACCGCACTTGCAATGGCGGTTTCAAACGCCAAAGACAGTGCGAACGAAATTAAAGACGCATTGGATTTAACATCAGGCAAAAAGGCACAAAAGGCAGTATCAGAGGGATACGACGCACTTCAAAAAGGTAGTTCCTACGGTATGGACTACAAAAATCAAAAAGAAGAAATGAGTCAATGGTTGCAACAAGCAACTGATGTTAAAGAAAAATACCAACAACTGCAAGAAGAAATGACTGCGGCGTATGCAAGCGGTGACAAAGAAAGACGCCAAAAAGCCATACAAGCGAGAGATGCGTTTGTAAATGAAATGACCGACAGTGAATTTTCAAAGGCATATGAAAAAATGCAAGGTCAGAAGTTTTCATTCGGAGAAATGAAAGACGTTCAAAAGCAGGTTGACAATATAAAAGCTGCATATAACGAAATCAGTACAAGCATTGAAAAGATGGACGAACGTGCAAATAACGGTCGTGAATCACTACAAGCTGTAGCGGAAGTGGTTACATCGGAATCTATGAACTTAAACGGTTTCAAGAATATGCAAGAAGTCTTTGAAAGTGGCGGTATTGCAGTTGATAATGTATGTAAACAAATCAAATCAACTATGACCGATTTGGGATTTGAAAATCAAGACATTGCCGCACAAATCGCACTGTTTAAAAACGGTTTTCAAGACCTACAAGGTGCAATTAATAATAACGCATTAGACGCTGTTGTAAATGATTTTGTCAAACAAGGTAAAGAAATCGGACTAACGTCAGAGGAAATAGTCACGAAAGCCGCATTAATGAAAAACGGTTTTTCTGATATTCAACAGGCTGTAGCGTCGGGTGATGTAAGTGGTTTAGTGAAAGACCTATCAAGTTTAGGTGGCGATTTGGGACTAAGCACAGAGCAAGTTGACGCATTGGCGCACAGTTTGGGATTATTGCCTGAGGATAAACATATTGAAATTGACGCAAGCGGTGATGTGTCTGCAATCGAGAACGCAAAAAATGCTGTCGAGGAAATAAATAACGCAGGCAATGTACAATTACAAGTCAGTGCAGAGGGCGATATTTCTGTATTGGACACAGCTGATGAAAAATTAAAAGAACTTGTCAAAAATGACGAAGTTCAGATTAAATTTAATGTCGATACAGGCGGTTTTGATATTAACGATTTGAATGGTAATAAGTTGGGTGAAATCACTGCAACGGGTAAAGTTATATGGACTAACGACAGCACAGAACCCGACAACTATACGGCACCACCCAAAGAGGGCAATGTTACATTTACAAAAGACAGTGCAGAACCTGACGGCTATCAACCCGAAGACAAATTTGCGACAGTCCATTATACTGTTTCTGTTGAGGGTTCGTCTATAGAGGGACTAAGCGATAAAAGTGCTCCGGCGGCAAAGTTTGGCAGTACGGGAATGTTCGTAAAAAAAGCCAAAGGTACACAAAATTTTGAGGGCGGTTTGGCAATGGTTAATGACGAAAAGGGTATATCTGACCCGCGAGAATTAATCGTTGATAAAGGACGTGCATTTATACCACAGGGCAAGGACGTAGTATTGCCGTTGTCAAAGGGCGCAAAGGTGTACACAGCGTCACAAACCAAAGCGATAATGTCGGGTATGGGTATACCGCATTACGCAACAGGAAAAGACAATTCGGACGCGTTTACATCAGCCAAGGACGATTGGACGCATTACACAAAAACGCACGCAGTAACGACTGCACAAGAATTAGAAAAGTGGTTAGAATTTCAAGAGAAATTCAAATCGAACGACAAGGATATTGCCGATATTGAGGAACAAATATTCAGTCTGACACAGAAACGCACGCAGGAGTTAAACAATCTGTCAAAGTCGTACATTGAAGAACGTGCGGCACTGAATGACTGGGACGACAACGGCGACAATCCTATTGACGCATTTACCCGTATTCGTGACCGCAATATGGCGGAAGTCGAGGCAGGACGTATGACGTGGGAGGACTATACGACAGAAATGTCAAGTATAGGTTCAACGTTATACGACAATATGACCGAATACAGTCGTGATTGGTTGGAACACCAAGAAAAATACAACGGTATGAGTGCCGCCGATTATATAGCAGGTATCGGCAGAATACAGACGTACACCGAACAAATGTACGCACAGGGTATAATCAGTCACAAAGAATATGTAGAGGCAAAAAACAAGCTGAATGAGGAGTATTTGGACAAGCGTAAAGAACAAATTGAGAAAGAGTACGACATATCAAAAAACTACATCAGTGAACATACATATTTTAACGACTGGCAAGATAACGGCGACAGTCCGCTTGACGCGTACAACCGCGTTATGGACAGGCACCGTGAGGAATTGGCGAACGGCGAGCTGACACAGGACGAGTTCGACAAGTATCAAAGTGAATTAGGTTCGGATATGTATTCGGAGCGTGTGGAGCAGTCAAAGAACTGGTTAGACGAACAACGTAAATATTACGGTATGACCGATGAAGAATATATTGCCGGTTTAAAACGTATTCAGCAGTATACACAGGAATACTATGATTTGGGGTTAATCAGTCGCAAAGAATACAACGAGAATATGACCGAACTAAATCACGATATGTTCGACCAAGCGGGCGAATCGTTTGACGATATGCTACAGCAACAGCAGGACTACATCAACAAATTACGTGATGAATTTTCTGCACAGGAACAGGCCCTACAGGACAGTTGGACGGTAGAGGACCGCAAGGCTGATATGTCCGAAACACAGGCACAGTTGGATATTTACGCAAATGCAGTAACAGACAGAGGACAGCAAAAGTATAAAGAACTGCAAGAGCAGATGAAACAACTGCAACGTGACGAGGAATTGTATCAGTTGCAAGTCAAAAACAATGCCACTATTGAAAAATTAGAGGCAGAGTATGACGCGTTGGAAAACAGCAAGACTGATTTCATCAAGTCGATTGCAACTAACATTGACAGTATAGACGTGACAGGCATTGTGGCGGATATAACACAGGAAGTCAGCGGCGGCAATGACAAGATAACCAAGACGTTAAGTGAGATTATAGACGCAATTAAGGGCATTAAGATTGAACAGCAGAATTATAACAACAACAGTAAAATCACAATCAATACGACTGACAGCGCCGTTTTGGGTAGCTATGTATAACGTGCGGAGGTAGAAAATGCGAAACGGATTTTATTTTAAAAACAAACATTCAAACGATTTCGGCGTGACTGTACAAACGCAGTCACGTCCGATTAAACCGGAAATGAAAATACAGACATATGACAGTCCGTATATAGACGGTGAATATGATTTTTCAACGGCAAATGCGTACAACCGTGAATTTTATAAAAACCGCGTATTTAAAATGAATTTGCAAATATCGGCGGCGGATATGTCTGAACTGAACAGCAAAATCACAAAAATCACAACGTGGTTAATGGGACGTGGCGAGTTGATATTTGACGACACACCGAATGTCAAATGGAACGCAACAGTTATTGAAACGATTGACTACAAACCCGAAAACTACGGCCACAAAGCGGTCATTTCGGTGTCGTTCAAGGTGCAGACGTGGGCGGCGTTGGTATTTGATATTTTTGACGGTCCGATATTGGATAGCCAAAACATCAAATTAGATGATGAAATACCAATCGGACCGAATGAATATTACACGATTACAACGGCAGGCGACAGTACAATACATAACACAGGCGACCGCCCTGTCAGACCTGTTTTGCGTGTTACAAACGTCACAAAACCTACAACGATAACTTGTAACGGTATCAGTATTACGGTGTCGGAAAACTGCGTTATTGACTGCGACAAACAGTCGGTAACAGACGTAAACGGCAACAGTATTATGAAAAAAATCAAAGGTAGTTTTTTTGAACTGGAAACAGGGGCGAATACAATAAATTTATCCACGACGGCGACGGTCGAATTTTCATTTTATCCACAGTATGTGTGGAATACAGAAACGGAGGATATATACAAATGGGACAAATAACATTTATGCGATTGCACGACAGATATACAGACAGTTTTGAAACAGGTGAGGTACTGAACAACGCATATAACGTCAAAGAAACAAGGATATTGAACGATACGGGAAGTATTGAATTTGACTATCCATACGACGAAAAGGCACGTCTAATCAGTCAAAATATGTTGGTTAGTGTAAACGGTCATATATACGAAATCAGCCGAACAACGCGAAATATGAACGGTGCGGATTCACTGCACGTTTACGGTACACCGCATTTTGTGTATGAGGCGCAGAAAGCGTTTATACCGACAATCGGCGACCATATCGGTAAAAGTTCAAGATATGTTCTAAAACAAGCGATTGATATTATATCAGATTTTAAAAAGACGGTCAAAGAAAAGTGTATTTTTCACATTATGACAAATGCCGAGTTGACCGAAAAAGGAATGAAGTGGGTTGCAGATGATGAACTGCTGATTGATTTTTTTGCAACCGACAAAACAAATTTGTGGGACGTTATAAAAACGATAATAGAAAATTTGGGGCGTGGCGAGATATTCCACGAAACAACTATCGACAGTAATAACAACATTGTATGTAACATTGCCATTGTTGAACGTATCGGCACAGATAACGGCGTCAGACTGCGTTTAGAAAAGAATATGCAAAGCATATCAATAGAACGCAACGTAAGCGATATGATAACGCGTTTATGGGCGTTCGGAAGTGATGATTTAACGGTCAGCAGTGTAAACGGCGGCAAAGCATATATAGACAGTCCAAACATTGAAAAATACGGTGTGCAAGAGGGGTACAAGGACTATAGTGATTATACGTCAGCGGACAAACTGTACCGCAATGCAAAGTGGGAATTTGATGAGGATAACGAGGATAGAATTGACGTGCCACAGTTGACAATCAGCGGTAAATTGATTGACCTATCCAAATTAGCCGAATACGGTGCGGCGGAAAAGTTGGAAATAGGCGATACAGTACACGTATTTGACATAGACGGTACGGAATATGTGCAGAGGGTAATTGAATATCAGGCATATCCGTTGGAGCCGAAAGAGAGCAATATATCAATCGGGCATATCAGACGCGATTTTTTTATCGAACTATGGCAGACGTCAGAAAAAGCAAAGAAATTTGCAAAGTGGCAGACGGCGAATAACAGCGTAAACATTCGCAAAGTGCAAGGAACGGTCAACACCGACAGAAACGAAGTGCAGAGCGACAACGAGCTGTTGAAGATTGTCGGCGATTTGTTGACGATATACAACAAAGACGGTAATAAACGTTTGCAGTTAGGAAATGTCGGCGGTAAGTTTACACTAAATATCTACAATGATGATGGCAAAAAATTAAAAATAAAATTAGGTGATTATGGCGATACATACGCATTTGCAATATACGGAAATGACAAGGAACCGGCTATATATATGGACGCAAGCGGAGAAGTTATTATTGCCGGAAGTATTCAGACAATGAAAGACTGTCTGATACAGGGTATGTTGCGTGTCGGTATGGCAGGCAACAATACAAAAGGTATTGAATTTTACGGCGACAGTTACCAACCGAATAAGGACGGCAATTATTCAACACCGTATGCACGTTTGGTACCGTATGTGGCAAATAATGAGGATTTCAAGGGTATAAATGTCGAGGACGGCGAGTTTTGCGTCAATGGAAAGCCTGTCACGACTAAAAAAGATATTGAAGAATTACAAAATCAAATTAATATTCTGACAAAAAGATTAGACGCAATGTCATAAAAAAATACGGCTGAAAGACAGCCGTATTTTTATCTAAGACTATTAATAAATGGGATAAGGATTGTGTTGTAGTAATCAAGCGGAATTAG